CTCGCATCTCGGCAGACGCGCCACCAGCTTGAGGCAGAGTCTGAATCATTTGCATGATTTCAGAAGGTACTAACTCTTTGGCTTTGTAATCCATCTCACCAAAGGCCGATCCAATCTTTCCTATGGCATCTTTCAGCGCTTTTTGCTCAGGCGAGCCATCAGGAAACTTCTGCATGGCACCCATCAACATGCCCATACCAAGCTGCACATCAATGCGGCCTTGCATTTCCTCACCCTTTTTGGGTTCCGGCGTAGACATAGGGGAAGACATGGGAGGTGACGAAGCGCCAGACAGTGCCGGTTTCTTTTCTTCACCTTCTTCGCCTTCAGTGCCTTCCTCTTCAACCTCGATTTCCATCGAAGATTTGCCGTTTTTGGCACCGCCGCGAATCAACTTCATCAATTCTTCTGCGCTAACAGCCATATTGAGTCCTTTCAGGGCGGTTTGTACTTCCTTACCGACCGTCTGTCAAGCGATTAACGGCGTGATGGCCGTGCGTAACGTAGCATTTTGCGTTGCATCATGAGAAACGACCTCCTGCGCGTTGATAACCCGTGCGATTCATCGTCGCACGACCATAATTGAGTTGCGGGGTGCGATAAATCTGTTTTAGCTCTGATTTACCTGTTCTAGGCTGGTCATTTTGGAAGGAATAGCGGTCAGTGCCGCCACTTGAGCCTCCAGAACCGCCATTCATGTTGGAATTACCGTTTGTCAGCATAAAAACCTCTACATAGCGGGTGGTGCAGCGCCTTCAGGCGTTGGTTGCTGCTGTTTTTGCATTTCTTGCGCTGCTTGCTGGGCTTGCTCCATCTTTCGGAGGTCTTCTTTGAGCAATTGCTTCATTGGAGGCTCCAAAATGTCAATCAAACGCTCTTTGGTGATCGCGCCACGGTCTGCAAGTGCAAATGCAAGGCTTCGCAAGTCTTCCGTAAAGATCGGTGAGTTGGAATGAGCATCCACTTTCACCACAAAGTCCTTAGTAAACTGGTTTGCAATGAACTTATCACCCTGATCATCCGTGTAAATGCGGTCAGAATAGGCTTGCATAGCCTTTAAGTACAGCGTTGCCATCTTTTCTAACGCATCTTCAATGATCAATGCCCGTTTTTTAGCCCTTGAAGAGCCTAAACGTGCCAATTGTGAGGCATGACCAGCACTTCGAACGCCTGATTCACCCCTGCCTTGCAACACATTGACAATGCCAGAGGCTTCCTCAAACATTTGATCAATCTCTGCAATCTCTCTAAAGAGATCATTCGGAATAGACGGCGCCATTTGCTCAACTTTGGCATTAGGCATGTCGGTTGAAAGCAGGCCACCAACACGGTTTAGCGCAAAGTTCTTCTCATCGAGCAAGCCTGTAAAGCCAATGAGCGCTGTAGGCGGTGAGACTTGCTTGGATAAGAGGTCAAGAATCTCTGACATTCGTTTATTGCGCATGTCTTGCAAGAAAACCAGCCTTGCCACTTCAGAGATACCCCAGTAGTAATCGTACTGCGGTGTTGGGCAGAGCTGAATAAAAGGCAACTCACCCTTCAAAAACATGCTTTCGCCTGCTCGGTCGTAGATGATGACGTTAGGGTCGGCAATGGTGACGCACTGATAGTCCTCAGTCATGTCATTCCAGACCCATAACTCAGTCATCTTGATCGTGTCTTCAGCCACACGAGCCTTGTATTGCTGCATTCCAGCAATATTCAGGTTCACATTCCCATACATCGTTGGATCAGTGGCCGACAGAATCAAACGCTGAATGCCATCAGGCACTTGGTTTTCTTGGCTTTGGCCCATTTGCAAGCGAGCTAGCAATGCTTCACGTTGCGGATGCGAGTAAAGCCTGGCGTATAACTCAGAGCGTGTGATGTAGTAAATCTGAATCAACGCTTCTTGGCGATCCGTGTGAGGTGTATCTTCTCGATACACGCCAATGCACCGTGGATCAACCATGTAGGGGTGCAAGCCATTCTTCTGAATGAGCTTAATGAAGGTGGAGTTGTAGCAAAGCGCCCAGTTCAGCGCTTGGGCAAACACCTGATCAGCGTTGCTATTGAGCCAATCATCATTCAAAGCGCCTGTCAGCGAAGGAATCTTGGTTTGTTCGTGCTTATTAACCGAGGCGCCAAGCGAAATCGTAAACCGCGTGGTTTCTGCTGAGTAGAGGAAGGAGGAGAGCTGGTCAATGTGCGGGTAAATCTTGTTGTAGTACGCAGGTGGCGCATCCAATCCCGCACCAAAGAGATAGTAAGAGCGCAGTGAGTCATAAGTGCCCGTGCGCTCCTGAATGCTGACGGAGCACTTATCTACCAAGTCATTGTAGAAATACTCTCTTTGGATGGGATCGTCAGGAATTCTCATGTAGGCAACTTTAAGTTCTCATGATCACGAATGACCACTGAAGGCGTTGGTTTGCGCAATGCTATACCACTTTCTTTGACAGCAGACAAGCCCCCAACGGTTTCTCCGCGTATCGAATTCAGATTGTAGTTGCCTAATTGTTTGGGGTTACCCCACTGTACGGCAAAGGGATTCTGTGGTTGCGAGGCTTGTTTATTGCCTAGCAGAGCATGTTGTTGGTGATCACCTTCACGCGAAGACTTAATGTCACTCATGCCGTAATCCTTGGCTAATTCTCTGAGTGTGGTGTCAGCATGTTTGGTGGAATCGGACTTCATACCCACAGCTTGCAAGAACACCATTTGTACATCGGATGTACATCCATGCGGGCACACAGGCTCTCTGCTTTCAAAAAAGCCATGTGCTGGACATTTGTAATCATGAACGACTGCCATAGTTTCTCCTTAGTTGCTGGTCAAGATCAGGGCGTTGATAGTCTTGGGATTTCGGTCGAATACCAAGATCAAGTTTGAATCCACTGCCATCGTAGGTAACGAGCCTGCGCCTTACCATTTGTGGCTTAGGTTGCTTGCGAAACTCCACATACTTCTTACCCGACTTCACCATCACAGCAACTTCGCCATTCACCCAATGCTCATAAGCACGGTTCACACGGGTCTGTACGAGTTCTGTAAGCGGGTATTTGCCATTGAGAAACACATCTCTTAAGTGCAAGGGGTCAAGGCCGCATAGCTCGGCAAACAAGGCAATGGAAATGCCGCGTTTTTTATCACGCATAAACGCAGGAATCACTTCCATCATTTGACGTTTACTGAGACCCAACGCCAATAGCCTTTAAGTAGTTGTTGATCTGCTTATCCACAACCGGCACTTGCACGGGCGTTATGGCTTCTTCTTTGCGATCACGCGTCATACGCATCTGTAAGAGCCTTGGCATGAGCTGTTCAGCAAAGGCTACGCAAGCAAGCGCTGTGGCAATGACACGATCATCTTTGTTGCGTCCATAAGCAGCAATGGAACCCTGGTCACGCACCACAGACTTCATCTCTTCAAGTAAATCCATCGAGTAGACATTCATCATCCCGCGCTCAAAGTAATCCTTAAAGTAATTCAGCATCCGCTCTTTTGATGAATGCGTGGTTAGGTAACCCAGCGAGTTCGAGACACCGCCTAATGAGTCATTACGCCGCCACAGGTAATGCTGCATGTGCGATAAGACATCCATTAAGCCTCTTGCCTTGCGCGGCTCCATCGTCTGCGCCTGGCGTTTAAGGTTGCGCATCTCATTGATCACAGCTTGACCAGGGCCATTGACTTCTAAGTTAAGGGTGGAGTTTTTATAAGCCCCTGCCAGGTAGCAAACCACCCAGGCAAACTGGTAGGTGTTGAGTTCAGAGGTAGCGAATTCCGCAACCTGATCAAGTCCATCTGCATAGCAGCGGTAGATTTGGATGCAGAAACGATCAGCCCAGTCGCTGCTTCCATATGCTGGATCAGCACCGATGACGTAGTAGGCGTTTTCAATCGGCTCCTCCCATACTTTGAGCGTTGCCATGCGCTCTGTTGAGTTAATTAACTCAGTGTCTTCAAAGTATTGTCCCATTGAGAAGCGGTAGAACCGAGGTAATAACTGCTTGGCAACCTTGGCTTGATCAGTGCAACGGGCATGTGAGAAAAAACTCGAACCCGTCATGATGAAGGCATAGTCTTCAGTCGGTGGAAACTCCTGATACATGAGGGCTTCGTCTTTAATCCCCTCATTCATCTTCCATCGCCACCAAGCAATCTGCCTTGAATTGATCTCTACCTGGTAGAGCTTCTTAATCTCTCTTGTCCATTCTTTCTCTTCAGGACTTAGCTTGCCATCCCAGTACACCTTATAGACGTCTGACTTGGCATCAGCACTGTAGAGTTCATTGCGCCACCAGCCACAAAAGATGGCTTTCTGGGTTCTTGCACGTTTCGCCACTGCCCACATGTCATGCCACATGTTAAAGCCTCGCGCTGTGCTCTCAAAAAGGTAAAGCCTATTGGGATTCTTTTCTGCAAGCGATGCCAGCAAGGAAGCCAATCCTTCTTCATCACCCCAAGACGATGTCTCTGTGCCATGCAGATAGGTAATGCCTTTACCACGACCTAACGAACCTTTGGCTCGCAAGCCAGCTACCTGGTAGAAAAGCCTTGAGCGGTTCTTTAAGACCATCTGATTCCTGTTATGCGTCATCAAAGGAATCTTGTACTCCGGTGGCAAACCATCCATGTACATGGCAAGTGTGGTTCTAAACTGGTCTCGGTTCTCTTCGGTGTCAGTCGTGAGCGTTCCTTGAAACCCAGGGTTCTTAAAATGCCAGTAAAGGTCTAAGGCAAGCGATATGGTTGTAATCCCAAGCTGTCTGCCTTTAAGAATCACAAAGAAGTGAATGTCATTGTTCAGACCCTTGGCGATCTCTTCCATCACATAGGTCTGGCTTCCAAGCAAACGATTACCTAAGCGTTGAATGCCTAGCTCTTTGGTCTCTACCTTCAGTTCCTTGCAGAACTTGTAGAAGTGATTAAGGTCAAACTTCATTCAATGCCTGGTTCATATTCGTAATAGGTGCAAACCTTCTCTGCCAGCAAGCCATCTCGGATGCAGATCAAGACCACTTCCTTACCGTCATCACTTTCCTTTAGTCCAATTTCTTGGCTGTAGTGGCAGTTTCTGCAATCGGGCTTCAATTCCATAGTTTTCCTTTAACCACAACACCGTCTTTTGCTCATCAGCACTCAAAGGACGTTTCTTTCTCTCTTCCTCATACCACTTCATTGCCAGATACGGATAGCTTGGATCACCTTCTGCATACTTCGTAATCCATCTCACCGCATCATCATGCTTCACTCAATCCTCCACACCCTTACACCATTCTCCACCTTTCTTGCTGTGAACTTCTTTCCCGTTCTTCTCCACTCTCTATAGTTAGCATTACATAGCTTAGATAGATCACCACCTTCAAGGTAGAAACTATCTCCTAGTTCTAACTGGTCGTAAGGATATTTAGGGCCAGTCTTCCTCTCCGGTATATCTAAACCTCTCTCTAACGTAAACATCTCGTACATCTCCATGTTGTCGATGTACTCATCATACACAAATAGATATTTAAGGTAGGCAGGAAAACAGAAAATTCCTTGGGGCGGGGATGGTAGTGGTGCACCCAAATCCCGACCCCCCGTCCCATT